CCACTGGTCTCACGAACGATGTTGCCGATGTACGTGGGCAGGTTCACGGCGGAGTCGGCCAGGAGTTCCTCGGACAGGAGCATGTTCACGCCCGACTTGCGGATCGTGAACGGGACCTGCGCGAACACCGGGTCGGTGTCGCTCGGCGTGGCCTCTTCGGCGATGGCCCCCCACGTTATCGTGGTAGCGGACGGGAACGTGCCACCGTCGCGGCTGGTGTTGATCGCCCGGCTGATGGGGCGCATCACGCCGCCCGGGACGCCGGGATCATGGATCAGTTCCATGCGCTCATCGGCCGGCACGAGGTAGCCGCCCTCGCTGTCCGTGCCCTCCTGGAGAGCCGCGAGACCACGGAGCAGATGCTGGCCGTCTGAGCCGCCCATCTTCATCGCCTCAGCGCGAACCCCGGGCTCGCCCTTGCGCATGAAAATGTCGAACGCCCGGCGCTGCCACTGCGCTTCGTGGAACAGTTCCCCACCCGGTTCGTACCGGGCCATGATGCTCGGCAACTGGACGGCGGCCGGGCTGTTCCGGATGAAGCCCTCGCAGTTGCGGGAAGCGAACGGGACGTAGACGTTTTTGGCCAGTTCGATGAAGCCCTTTGGGGAGCCGTTGGCAACGTCGGCGGTGACGGTCGCCACGTCCGAGGCATCAGCCGGGTTGCGCAGGTCAGCCACGGCCGGCTTGCGTTCGTCGAGCGCCCGGGTTGCGGCCGAAGCCTTCTCGGCATTCTCGTACTTGCGGCGGGACTCTTCGGCGGCGCCCCATGCGCGCTCGAACGCGCCCTGGTCGCCATCCGTCGCGAGGTTCTGCGCCGCCTCAACGGCCTCGCGCCAATCGTTGTGAAGCTCAGTGAGCACGGACACGGGATACCTCCAGTTGGGCGGCCGCTATCGACAGCCGCGCGGTTCTGCGCCAGTCGTCAATCGCGACTGGCTCCGGTTTCGGCTCAGCAGGAGCCGCCTCGGGCCTGGGGCCGTTTCGGAAAATCGACAGGTCGAACGTGTTTTTGGCCGCCTGTTCCGCCCCCACCGCATCGGCGAGTCCAGCCTTCACCGCATCCTCCGCCGAGTACCACGTCTCCTCGGCCATCGCAGCCCGCCACTGCTCCGCATCACCACCGGCACGCGCCTGATAGATGCCCGCAATCGAATCGCCCATCAGGTCGAGCGATTCCCCGGCCTTGCGCATGTCCCGCGAGTCACCGATCACGAACGCAAACGGCTCGTGAATCATCATCATCGAACCGCGGGCCATCGTGATCGTATCGCCAGCCATCGCGATCACCGACGCAATCGACGCAGCGATCGAATCGACAACCACGTTGACAGTCGCTTTGTGCGCCTTTAGCGCGTTGTAAATGGCGATGCCGTCGAACACATCGCCGCCCGGCGAGTTCAGGTGGAGATTAATAGCCGGGGTGGAGATGAGTGCCAGTTCCCGCGTGAACTGCGAGGCGGTAATGCCAAACCAGCCGATCTCATCGTAGATGCTGATCTCAGTCTCGTTGGCCTTGGCCTCGATGCGGAACCAGTCGCGTTTGCCACCCAATGCCTCGGCGCGATTGCGTGACGTCCGGATACGCTCTGAAAACACGAAAGCGCCCCCACGGACTGGCTCCGTTCAGGAACGCTTTACTGGCCCGCAAAGGGCCGATTGCTCGTATTGCCTAGGGCAATGTTGCGACGCGAATCCGCGTGATGTCAACCCTCACTGTAGTCTCGAATTTCAGCCGGCATCGGCGGCAGTACCCTCGCACCCTCCCGGGCGACTCTATCGCGCAGATGAACGCATGACAGGCAGGGCATCGCACATCGATCACTCGGGCCTCCGGAAGATGGTCAGTCGCTCGGCCTCACGGACCGCCGCAGCTTCGTCCATTCTCGCCGACCCTTCGAGCGGGTTGTCCGGATTGGGGGCCGCTTCCCCATCGGGCTGCATCATCGGCGTGATCGTACCGTCGGCATCGACAATCACGTGGCTGCCGTTGCGCACGTAGAAATCGCCGTTGGTCTGGGCTGGCAGCCCCATCGACTGGAGCGCCTGGTTCACCGTGAACCCGCCGGTCAGAATCATCCGAACCACCTCCCTCATCTTCCGAGAGCGATCCTCCTGGAGGGCGCGGACAACGGTGAAGTCATATCCCATCACCGCGTCACGGTCAGCACTCGTTGCGAACTCTGGCAGCAGGAACTTGGTGAATGCGCGGCCGAACCGCATGGCGTCTGGCACCATCGTCTCCGACCAGAACTGGTGCTCCGCTTCCTCGATGGGCTGCTGTGCGCCCTGGAGCGCGAACCGCGCACCCACGATAACCCCGGGTACACCGAACACCGAACAGATGCGGGACTCGATGTGAAAACGCGTCGTCTCGGATTCCATCTGGCTCTGCGGCAAACCGAGCTGCTGATACTCAGCCGCGTCCGCATTCAGCACCAGTAGGTCAAACCAGTGGCGCACCCCGTTGTATGCCTTGCGGAACAAACTCTTGATCTCCTCCCGCTCCTCCGTGCTCTTGTTCCCCTTGACCTTCAACAGCCCCATCGGCACTCCGGCGTTCCGGAAGAACGAAAGCTCGAAGTCGCTCATGCTCAGGTCAATGTCGCCTTCGCGTGTCAGCAGCGCGATCTTCGGGAGGCCATAGAAATCGTTGACGAGGTTGGGCTCAGCGATATGGATCATGTCCGCCCGCGGTATCCGGCGCCGGACCTGGCCCTCGATGGTGACCACGAACATATCCAGCATCCGCGTCGCCCCGGGCTGAATCGACACGTAGTCCGGGCGGATCAGGTGCAGCTCCTGGACCGGGAACTGTGCGAACCGCTCCCTCCGATCCCGATCGGCAGTCTGGCGGCGCTTCTCGATATAGCAGTTGCCTGCTACCTCGAACTGCGTCTTTGCCAGTTCCGCGAACTCCTGGCCGTCCTGGTAGGGGTTGGGGTCCATGAGCAGCCGGGCTACGCGGTGGTCTCGCACTACCGTGCCATCAGGCCGTTCGAGGATGGGCCGCAGCGATGCGAACGAGGTCGCCTTTTCCTTGACGCAGGAGTAGATGAGCGAGTTTTTGGAGTAGCCATCCTCGGCATATCGCCGCACATCATGCGGCCGGGCCTGTTCTTGTCCGGTCGCCCACGTCGCAATGTACTCGCTGGCGTTCTCGCCTCGCACGAACTGGACTCTGTTCTGCCGCCAGTTGGATGCCGGATTGTCCATCTCTGCCCCCTAGAACCCTGCGGCGAGGCGAAACACCCTCACCATGATTCCGAGGCTACCGGCCGCGCCTATACCGACAGCCACAAGCGAAACGAATATCGCCATAGCGCGTACTCTGTTCATGATACCACCCACCCTCCGGTGTCAATATGCTCCGCATTCTGTAGGCCGTAGACGACGTTCACGGCCGCCATCGCCGCATCCATCACCCGCCCCTTCCGCCGCTTCGCCAGGTAATACCCCCCCTCCGTACCCGTCGCCTTCGCCGTGGCGTTCAAGCAGTGCCGCTCGAACACGTCGTCGCAGTAGTGCAGCCGCTGCTGGGCGATCATGTCGTACAGCCCCGCGGACGCCCCACTCCGACGCGCGCCAGTCTGGTGAATCTCCTCGCAGGTCAGCCCCTCGGCTTCGAGGTCCTGCCTGAGTAATTTCGAGTGCCACGGGTCGAACACGTTGGTCACCACGTCATAGGTGGCGCTCAAGTCTCGCAGCAGCATCTTGACTTCGGCCTGTGGGACTTCCCACTCATGGTCATAGCGCCCGTCCGGCCGGCGTGGTTGCTCCCACGTCCTGGCATGGACGTACAGGCACGGCTCGCCCGCGTGGCCGCATGGCCGGGCATCGTCCGCCACCCACTGGCCCCATACCACCGCCGTGCTGTCCCGCGTCTCCGAGAGGTCCACCCCGACCCACGTCCCGGCGCCACACGCCAGCGGAAACCACGGCAACCGGCACGCCGCCATCTGCTCGCGCGTCACCCAAGGCGATTCGCCATAATCGATCCATTCGTTGCCATATAATCGTCTGTAGACTGATTCCGGTACGCTCCCCAGTTCGCCGAGGTAGAACCCCTCATCCACGGTGTGCCCGTAGCTCGGCGACGCCAGCCGGGGGTACTCGGGATCGCGGTAGTCCATGCCCTCGGGCGCCTGCCACCACCGGAAGAAAAATCCGCCATGTGGTTGCTCGCCGCGCTCGATCGCCCGCCCCAACTGGTACATCTGCCCACAACGCGATTCCTCCAGGTCGAGCCCCGCCGTGGTGATGGCGATCTGCATGGGCTGCTGCCGCGCTGCCGAGCCAGTGTTGAGCGCCGCCCACAGTTCCTCGCCCTCGCCAGCCGCCCACGCATGGAGTTCGTCGAGGCCCACCGCGTGCGGGTTCAGGCCGTGCTTCGTCCGCCCCTTCGATGTCAACCGCTGCATGAACGAATACGGGTCGCCGCGCTTGGACAGTCTCGATACCTGGACCTCGACAAGCTCCCCGAGCGGCGCGCCATCCATCTCGCACATGCGCTTCGCCGCATCGAACACCATGTCAGCCTGCTCTTCGCTCGCCGCCGCGCAGTACACCGCCGCCGATTTCTCCCCGTCGGCCAGCATCAGGTACAGCAAAATCGCCGCCAGAACCTCGGTCTTCCCCGACTTCCTGGGCAACCCGATCAGGGCGCGCCGGTAGACGCGCAACCCCGTGCGCCCGTCCACCTCGAACAACTCGTACAGCAGGCGCTTCTGCCACGGCATCAGGACGAACCGCTCCCCCGTCCAGCGGCCGTTGGTCAGCAGGCACAGCGTCTCAATGAACCGAATCACCGTTCCACCCGTGGACCAGAACTCACGGCCATCCACACGCACCCGCGCCGCACCGGGGCATGGCGGCCGCACCGGGGCCAACGTCGCCCCGCGCCGAGTCACTCGAACTCATCCAGGTCGATGATGTCGGGCATATCCACGCCCCGCGACAGCATGTCCAGCAGGTCGTTTGCCGACTTCCCGGCCTCGCTCACCGTGAACTGCAACCGCCAGCGCGCCATCGGGTTCATACCGAATCGGTCACTGACCTTCTGTATCTCCTCACTCAACTCCCGGATGCGCCTGTTCAGCGGGTTCAACATCAGCTGATCGTGGCTGCCCTTTACCAGCGGGGTCTTGTCCACGATGGCCCGGAACCGCGCGCGCTGTTCAACCGCCCTCGCCCAGTTCTCCAGGTCAACCCGATCTGCATTGATGTCCACCGCCGCCGACACCTCGCTCTGCCAGAACGACTCCCACGCCACCACTCCCACCGCGCCCAGATCCTCCGGTGGCGCCGGGGCAACGAACGCGGCATCGCGGGCCAGCACCGTCAGCCCACGCCCGCGGCCACCGCGTTTGTTCACCAACAGCGCCGGGTCCTTCTGGCGTGCACCGGCCATTACTCACCACCTTTCATGACGGTCAACGATTTCCTCGATTCTGTACGCGCGGGAGATCAGG